CTTCGGTATTTTTGCTGTATTTGTCTAAAACAACAAAAGTACCTGTCTCATGCCATTTATAGTTGTCTTTAAACTTTTGCATTGATTCAAATTTAAGAACATCATCAACATCGGTTACATTTCTCCAATTAGCACCTTTTTCTTCTAACTTGTTTATTATCTTTTCATAATTTATATTATTGTTGGCATACACGGATAGTGAAAACAAATCTACCAAATCAAAAAATTCATCTGGCATTTGAGGAAGTGTAAGACCGTTAGTAGCTATATTGGATTTATATCCTGCTTTTTTAATTTCTCTGAGGTAGTCTAGTATTTCAGGATGTAATGTGGGTTCACCTCCTGCTAATCTTATGTACGGAGTATCGACATATTTTCCAATGATGTTTAGGTCTCGTACAAATATCGACAAGTCATCGTTACGGTGAGGCTGAAAGGGAGACCCAGTATTGCAATTCGTACACTTTAAATTGCAATGCCAGGTAACAATATGTTCTATGTAAGAACGATGTATCCTATTCACGTATAACAACCATTGTTTGATGAAACTTAGAAAACGGATCACATATTTCTATTTCAGGATGTTGTTCTTTCAACCAATCTTTATTATAACAAGTAACAAGGAAATCACAACTATCAGGATATTCATCATAAGAATAACCCACCCTATCAGCATCAATATAATATCTATACTTTTCTAGAGGTAATTTTTTTTCCCAAGCAATATGAACATTGTCATAATCCATATAACGTTTAGTTTTTAATACATCTAGTACGTAATCTTGAGGTGTAAAAATAGAAGTCATTATTACATTATTTTTAGATACTCGTTTCATTTCTGCTAAATCAAAAACAAAATCTTCATAGCTACAATGAGTATGCAATGAATAAGAACAAACTATATCAAAAGAATTGTCATCAAATGGAAAAGGTATTCTATCTTTACCATTAACATTGTATACAGGATTCTTTCTATCATACACTATGAATTTAGCTTCTGGATATTTTTGTTGTTCTTCGGTAAGAACTTCTTCATCGACATCTAGACAGGTATAATTTTCTGGTTTTATTTGCCCAGACTCAATTCCATCCTTTAAAAGATTGCCGTGATTGCCACCATAGTCCAATACTTTTAAATTACTCCAATCAACATCATGTATACTCTGAAACATTGGTAGTCTAGTAACTCTAGGAAATTTAAACATATTAAAATTTAATCTCGTCATAAGATCCTTTACGTGCGAAAGAAGTATTATCAAATACAGGAATATCATTACCTGCATCAACAAGTCCTTGCTGAGGATCGCCTTCAATGTCAAACAATTTCATTCTAGACCTATCTACGCCAATCATAAATCTTTTGTTGCGTGTAATGTCAGAGTATCGGTTTTTCAATTGTTTAACCATTATCTGTCCGAGTTTCTCTAGCTCTTCGGTACTTATAAGAGCAATCATTAAATCTGCTGTTGCTGGAAGACCAAATGATTCTGAAGTATCTGTAAGTTCTACATCGCTATTATTATAACCGCCTCGGGTAGTCTGTGTTGCAGTTACAATTGGCAAATCTTCTTCTACTGCTAGTCCTCTAAGTTCTTCTGCAATACTCTTAATAATAGTATAACTATTTTGATTAGACCCTGATTTAAATCTACTTGAGGAACAAATATTCAAATAGTCAATAAAAATAATATCAGGAGCAAAATTTCTTTTTAGTTTTAATTCATTTATCAATGCTTTGAAATGCCCAGCGTGTGCTGATGCTGTAGGATATTCTTTAACAATAAGTCTACCCTGTATCTTAGCATTAATTTTACTAATTCTATCTTCAAACATTTGCTTAGACAAATCTTTTAACTGTCCGATAGGCAAGTTCATTAGATTCGCATCAATACGTTCTGCGATTCTTTCTTCGGACATCTCAAGTGTAATGTATAAAACATTTTTACCTTGCGAGACAGCATTTGCTGCCATGTGACACATAAACAATGATTTGCCAACACCAGTGCCTGCAAGTACAACATTCAATGTTTTATTAGCAAGACCACCTTCAGTAATCTCATTAAACATTGCCAAATCAAAAGGCATCTTTTCTTCTAGTCTATGATAGAATTCATATCGTTTGTCTGCATTTTGAATATAATCATGTCCTACATTATTATCAAAGCCAACTTGTAATGCTTTAGACAATAAATCAGGAAGTGCATCAGGACCTAAGTCTCTGTTCTTACCATCAATAATTTGAATGCCTTCCATGATAGCATTGTAGATAGCTTTATCCTTACAATACTTTTCAGTCTCATCTAACAACCACTTAGGATCACTAGTAGATACCATATTATTTTCAAGCCACTCACTTAAAGCAGGTAGCTCTCCTTCAGATACCGTTCTATCTTCTCCAATAGAAATTGCCAGCGCCTGTTTTGTAGGAGCTTTATTGTACTTTAAAGAATACGCTTGTATTTTGTTTAATAGTATTCTATGAATACCTGAAAAGTATTCTGGTTTTAGAAATGGCAATACTTTTCTGAAGTATTCATCATTATCAAGTAGGTTTCCTAAAATTATATTTTCCAATCGGTCTTTCATTTAGAATCCTCTTACGTATCAATTCAACATCACTTTCAAGTAAATGTTCATTAATTGTAAAATCTGCATCAGGTTTAACAAAAACTTTATTAGTATCACTATAACGCGAAATGTCAATAGTGTCAAGAAAGATAGTATAGTCTGCGTCAAATAATTTTCTTGTTTCAGGTGTAGGACAAACAAAATCAGCAATAGCAATTCCATTAAACATTGCTTCAGTGAATGCAAGACCTCGCATACGAATAGCCTGTCTCATTCTTGCTTCTTCTGAAAAATCCCAATCTTGTACTGCTTCTCTTATACGATCAGCATTGAGATGCACAAAATTAGGCTGCCCTTCACAAAGTCTTTCAGCTAACCAAGTCTTTCCTGATCCAGGCAAACCACAAACCAAGACTATCATTCATCAGTCTCCTTTACGAATATACCATCTACCATACGGCCTTTTCTATCTTTAATATCATTATATGCTTGTGCCATACACTGTTCTAAAGTCAATCCATTTCTAACAGCAATATTGATAAGTACAACAATACAATCACCGATATCATCTGAAACATCACGACCCTTACATACAGAATCTGACAACTCTCCTACTTCCTGTATAAGTTTACATACTTGATCTTTGTCAGTTGCACCATCAATAAGATTTCTATCAATATGCCATTGTTTAATCATGCTCTCATACTGTTCTAATTTCATAACAATTCCTTTACATATTCACCATAAATTTTTTCAATACAGCTTTCACACAAGAACACCTCTTCATTGAGATTTTCTTTGTGAAAGCATAGTGCTTTATCACCTTGCCAAATAGTAATCTGGCATTGGTCACATTGACCTTCAGACTTCTTCGAGGTCTTGGTAGACTTCTTCAATATCTTGTTCAGTAACTTCATCTTGCATAATCCCATCTACACTTGAAATTGCATATCGTTTACTAATCCAATTAATAAAAGTTTCGTCTTTAAGAATCGGCAACCAAAAGTCTTTAGAGTAAGTATCTGATTTTCTTTGTTTAGGTTCTATTAGCTCACCAGTTACAGTGTTAACTCGCTGATACCAACCATTACTAGGTTTAATAACATGTCCCGATTCTATTGCCATGTCGAGCAATCCACTCCACTTTGCAATACCGCCTTCAAAAGATACCTCAACAGGAATCTTAGATTTCTCACGAACAAAACGAGACTTTTCAACATTGATAATAAAGTTATAGCCTGTAATTTCTGTTCCTGTTTTTTCTTGCTGACGACCAATAATAAAGATATTGGATGCGGAATAATATATTCCTGTACCGCCTGAAACAATTGCTTTAGGGAACAAACCGATTTCTTGATATGTATGATTCACTACAACCATTGGAATATCTTTAATAGTTAAATGAGGAGTAACCATACGGAACAAGGATTTCAACTGTTTCGCTCTTGTCATGTCTGCAACAGATTTGCCTTCAAGCGCATCATCTACTTCTTTCTTACTTGCCAAGTTACCAACAGAGTCTATAATAATCATAACGTGATCGCCACGTTCCAAAGTATTTAATTGAGACATTGAATCATGTTTCAATTGTTCTACATCCGTGATGGGTGTATGAACTACCCTACTACGGTCAATATCAAAAGTATCAAAGTATGCTTGAGGAGTGCCGAACTCTGAATCATAAAA